TCTCGGCGCGTCGTCGAGCCGCTCTTGCAGCTGCATACTCGTTGGCTGCGGAGGCTGTGACGCATTACCGAGAGGATATTCGGAACCTTACGGACGACGCAACCCTCGAGGAAAGCGATCAGCTTCTAGCTCGAAAGCAGCGAGAGGGACAAGTCTACCAAGGCCCTGCTAAGGAGACATTCGTTGTCGGAGACGGAAAGTTCTTGTGCTACGACACATATTCCGGAAGGTATTTCGATAGCACTCTCGAGGATATCAAGAAGGCTGTCAACGATATCAACTTCGATCTCATCCAGGGAAACCCGGTAAGTCTCAACGACTTCTATAGTCTCGTTCAGCTCGAGCAGAATGCCATGGGCGACCAGCTTGGTTGGACCATCCATTCCAAGTGCGAGGTCGACTACATGGGTCTACTCACGCCTGACGGGCGCCCCGCCGTGGGTATCCGTTTCAAGGAGGAGCCTACTGCCGACTGGTGGAAAGTCGGGTAACCCGCGAGGAAAACATTCGCCATAATGACCACCTACCACAGAAAGGACACTCCCATGTCTGACACAACTCAGCCCGAGGTCATTGTCGAGCCCGCCACCGTAAAGGCCATCGACGAGGACTCCCCGAAGCCCAACTTCGCATCCCGAGCGCTGAGCGCTGTTACAACATTCACAGCAAACCACCCCCTCCTCGTTTGGGGCGGGGTTGCTCTTGCTGCTGGTGCTGTAGCGGTTGCTCTTGCGCCCAAGGAGAAGATTCTTGAGGCCATCGAGGACGACTCTGTCGAGATCACCACTACGGAGGACTCCGACGGCAACCTCGTCACCACGATTGTTGAAGCCAAGCCGGAGACCTCTTCAGAGGAAGAGTGAACCACACCCATCTGCCCTAACACGGTGGATGGGTCTTTCATTTTTTACACACAACAGAAAGGTAGACACCATGCTCAAGCGAGAGATCGTAGCTGAGGACTTCGACGGTAACAAGTACGTGGAGATTGCATATTTCCACTACTCGAAGAGTGAGATCCTCGAGCAGGAGATTTCCGTTAAGGGAGGTCTTCGAAACCATCTCGTCAATCTGATGCGAGAGGGTGACAACTTCAAGATCTATTCGTTCTTCAAGAGCTTCCTGCTCGGTGCGTACGGCAAGAAGTCTGAGGACGGTCGTCGTTTCGTCAAGAATGCGGAGCAGACCGAGGCCTTCGCCCAGTCCAAGGCATTCGAGGACCTTCTCTTCGATCTTCTTGAGAACCAGTCCTCTATGGAGACCTTCTTTAATGAGATCATGCCATCGGGAATCTCTGCCGAGCTCAACGAGTCTCAGAAGAAGATGCTCGATAGCGGACTTCTGACCGAGGAGGTCCGTAAGGAGCTCATGGGCGAGTGATCATATTTGCTG